GCTCGTGTTCAGCAAAAAATCAGGGACCTGTGAAGGCCCCGTCCAAAAAACTCTGAAACGAAATCTTCACACCCTGTGCGAAACTTTAGAAAACTCTAACTTAATAGAGAAAGACGCCGACCGTAACGGCCGTCTTTTTTAAAAGACATGAAATATAAAGTGCCCTAAATAGGTGTCGGATTTGCAATAGCAAAATCCAACGTAGGACAACATAAAAAGAAAAGACATGTAAAATCTGGGGCAGCTGACGCAGTACTAACAAAATTATTATTAGTATTGTCAAGCACCTCATTTGTGATTTGCAAGAAAGCACCCTGAATATCGGTTCCATCAAGTGAGGAACCAAGAGGGTATGTAGATGGTGATACAAATGAAAAATTATAGTTATTATAATCAGGAATCATCCAACTCAAAGTACCATTGGTAACTTGAGCGGTGATAGCCTGACCAGAACCACCATTACGTTGAAACTTATCATTATTCAACGCACTCTGCCTGGTAGAAATACTATTTCCATTAGTATAAACGCCAATGCTTTCCATAATTTGTGCATTAGTATTAATGCCAGCATTGGTAGTTTTCCTAAAAACACGAATATTATTATATGGTACACTATTGGTCTTACTAGGAGTCATTGTATAATTAACACCACCACGATAACCAAGGAATAAACCAGAAATATATGGTAAAGGATGCATATTATAATAACCATAATTTGCATTACCAACTGTCAAAAATTTAACAGCAGAGGTTGGATAAGAATAAAATCCAGGTGTAGTAGGCATACGCTGATAATTCTTCGCCAAAAGAGTAATAGTAGTAGTTCCTACATTCACTGGAGATACAGTATCAGTAGTGGAGTAACGATGTATATAATCACGCAAAGAATGAAAACTCTCACCAAAGTTAAGACCATATCGCTGCGGATCCATTACTGTGGGTTTCCCCAAAGTAACTGTTTTCGCAACAACATTAGTCTTATCTTCTGCTTGTAATGTAAAAAACGAAGGTGTAGGATATGTACCCGTTTCACCACCAATACGCTCCACAGGATTGGAAAACTCCAAATTATCAGCTCCTCGTGCAAAAAAGAGGAGGTAGATAAAACCTGCAGCTGGAGCCGTAAGAGTAGTAAGAACACGCACTGTAAGTACACCATTGTCGGTGCCATTACGAGGCGCATTCGCACTACCAGGACTCCAGTTATCTGGTGTAATAGTTGGTGTCACCTGCAACCAAGCCAAAGCTTGGTGGTACGGAATACGAATCTCAACATCATCGTTCTCTCCAATATCAACAATCTGTGTATACACAGTGTTTTCAGGAGGATCAGTGATGGTGATATCCCCACGAGGATCGTATGAAACTTTCAAACGACCCTTGTGGAATTTCGTACACACAACCTTCATGCGGATAATCAAATCCCCACGCCAATGTTTAAAAAGAGCAGCAATATATGAAATAGGAATATGATATGTACGCTGACCCTTTACAACATCAAAGGTATCACGGAGCTCAGTAGATGTAGGTAAAAATGGATTTACACGCACATTAAACAACTGAGAACCTACTGCATCCGTTGTTGCCCATGTGGTAGAGCCGAAAAAACTTTCCTTACTTTTTAAATAAGATAAGGATAATTCATCAGCACTACCAATACCATGAGGAGAGGGATCAATAGACAATTCCTGTTTAGGATCCAAAGTCAATTTTTGTACTGGAGTACCAATATGACTAGATGCTAACATTGGACAGTTCATGGGTGCAAATGCATGAACGTCTGCAATAACAGGAATATTCGTAAAACCAAACAAGGATGCAATTTTTGACGCAGCTCCTGCTCCAATCTCTGTCGCACGTGCAAAGCGCCCAATAATGGGCACCTTGGACAGTGCACCAGCCATAGAAGCAAGCGCAGATGCAGGTCGTGAAATAGGACCTGTACCATACTCATCAGCAGATTGTAATGCAAGTTTGGTGGTCGAACCCATCAAATGTACATCAGTCATCCATGCATAAGTCTGTATAGAGACGGTAGAAGTACCGCCTGTTACAGCAACTTGTAAAGGTGAAAAAATAAAATATACAAGTGACCCAAAATTGTCAACATCAGCCTTAACTGTAATATCAAGCCAATTCTTATGGTAGAAAAATGGTAAAACCATTTCACCACCAGCATTAGCTTGAGGGTACAAATAAAAACCAGGTTGTTGAGAATATGGATTACGCAATGGAAGGTCAGATACAGTGTTTGTGCGAATTTTGGACTCAATAGTCCCCAAAAGGGGAGTATAACAAGCCCGCATTACACCAAACTGGAAAGGTGTTCCGTTAAGAACAATCTTAATATGCAATTGACCACGTAAAAATGTATAATTATCTAATTTTTTCTTAATAACAGTGTTATTAAGAAAAGATGTCCACGGAAGAACTGTTTGCTTTACGCCTACAAGTTCGCCCGTGGACCATGTAGCTGAATTGATAAGAGTGGGTCGGGATAGGAAAGATCCTAAAGCGATATCATCAGTATTATCAACCATAGCTACATCATTTGTTGAGCTAGGAGAATCGAAGAAAACGCCTCCTTCATTATCAGTGAAGGAAACGTTTTGCTCTGTCATCTCACTGACTCCAATCTGTTCAGACGTAACGATAGCCTCAGCTTCCGTCATGTCTGCAGATTGCAAAACAAAATGCTGCTTCTTTTGCCA